TCTGCCGGTTCTGAATCAGTTTCCTACGCCTCCCCGTCTGAAATGGCAAACGGCGCAAAGGCATGGAGCGCGGTCTACCAGGCGGCCGGGGATGCACAGGAGACAAACAAGCTTCTGGCAGATGCGGCAATGCTTTATCTGGCAGGAGTGAAAAATGATGATGGCGTACCGTTGTTGTACGCAGGAATAAGGTAGAAATGGGTAACAATAAATTTTTAGCTTTATGCAAAAAGATTGTGGTTAAACAGGAGGATTAACTCATGGACATTACGACATTAGGAACTTGTGTGGCCATCGTGGCTATCTGCTATGTTATCGGTCTGGGCTGTAAGGCGGCGCAGAAAATCCCGGATGAGTGGATTCCGGTCATTATGGCGGTATGCGGCGGCCTTCTGGGTGCGCTGGGAATGAACATCATGCCGGACTTCCCGGCGACGGACTATATCAATGCTGCGGCGGTGGGCATGGTGTCCGGGCTGGCGGCCACAGGAGTAAACCAGGTATACAAGCAGGCAAAGAAAGCGTGATTTTATGGGCGGACGTGGCGGAAGTAGTGGGTTAAGTAACGAGAAGCCGGTTTCTAAGCTTATTGCGAAGGTGTACTTTAATTCTTCAAAGAAAAGCGACGCTTTAAAATCTTTTTGGGAGAGTATTTTGCAACCGATTGTTGACTGGATTATGACCTACGCAGTGCCATTCTTGGTGCAAGGATTAGGGGTGCTGTTAGAGTTTATTATACTTGGAATTAAGACGATTGTTGATGGTTTTACAACCTTTATGACTTTTATAAACGATTGTTTAGAATTTTGGAAAGAGGCGTGGGCGGTTGCTTGGGATACGTTCAAAGATTTCTGGAATAAGATAAACAGTATTATTGACATCATGAAAACTGTATTTCGTCTGTTTGTAAAAGTTGTTAAGCAGCTGATTGATGGAGACTGGAAGGGCGCATGGAATACCGCGCAGGAAATCTTCACGATTTTTAAAACCAAAATAGAAGGCGTCGTGGATTCTATAAAGGCGTTCTTGTCCGGCTTCTTTACATGGGTTAGCGACATGATTGCAGGCGTTATAGAGGAAATCAAGAACATCGGCAGCGGTATCAAAAACGCATTTACTGGTGGCGGATCATCGAAGCCGCGAACAATGTCCACGCAGCCGTATGCCATAAACGAAAGCTTTGCATCTCGTACCCTGCGGGATATCCCAGCTCTTGCATCTGGCTCGGTAATCCGTGGCGGCAACCCGTTCCTGGCGATTCTGGGCGACCAGCGGGCAGGGCAGACCAACATCGAAGCGCCGATAGGAACAATCAAACAAGCTGTAGCTGAGGTTATGGCAGAGAGCGGCGGCGGATTTAGAACGGCAAGGATCGTCTTGCAGGTAAACGGGGTAGATCTGGCGCAAGCTACACTGCAGGATTTCTTATCGGAAGCAAGCAGGCAAGGATATGATCTGGAGGTGATCGGAGGATGATTTTTACACGCGGCATATACATAGATGGGGAGTATTTTAACATCCCCATCGTGTCCATAAAAAGAAACGCGGATTTCCTCGACAAATTCGCCGAAAGAGTTGAAACGGGAGAGCTCCAGCGTGAATTGATAGGCGTGTATTTTAACTACACAATGTCGGTCGGGAAGAGCAGCTCGTTCCCGGATGGCGTATATAAACGTTTCTGGGATAAGGTTACAGAGCCCGTCCCATTCCATATTATTTCGCTGCCATCAGATCCTGGTTATTACGAATACACAGCTTATATATCCAGCGTCTCTGATGAATACGAGAAGATAACACAGGATAGCGCTGATTATAAAGGGTTTACCTGCAAGTTTACGGCGAAAGAACCGGCAAGGAGACCATGATGAAAACAGAATTTTATGTCGAATACAATCTGTATGACACGACTGCTCTGCCTGATGCAAAAGAAAGCACAGAGAGCAATGCTGCTTTTGGGGATATGGGGCTGTTTAAGTCAAAAGGCAGCCCACCAAAATACGCTACACTGGAACATAATTTTTTCGTGTTGGATGGGAGTCTTAGCGAAATGCCAGACACGCCGACGGACATCCCATTTTTTTCGGATGTGCAAGCGGGCGCAGATGGAATTTTCAAAAAACAGCCTGTAATCAGAATAGATTTTACCGAAAATCATACCTCTATCGGGCTGACTTTTCATTTTTCGGAAACATTCCCGCTGGAGATGGAAGTGACATGGTACGACCTCGGCGGTACATATAAATCGCAAAAACGTTTCTTTCCGGACAAACTGAATTATTTTGCCGAAAACCAGGTGGAGGAATACGGACGCATTGAAATCCGATTTGTACGTGCCCTACCGTGGCACAATGTAAAGTTAAACTATCTCGAGTATGGCACAACGTTTATCTGGGGCCCCGATGTCATAAAAAGCGCGAAGCTTGTAAATGACACAGACCCTATCAGTAATCAGGTCAAGACGGACAAGCTTACGTTTGACTTTGTTGACCCTGATGATGATTTTAATATTGGCAAAATCGACGGGTTGCACAAAACATTGCAGAAAAAGCAGAGAATGTTACCCTATGAAATCGTTGACGGCGTGAAGATGCCGCTGGGCGTGTTTTTCATGGAATCTAACAGTACCGCAAAAAACGTCACACAAATATCGGCGATTGACTACAAAGGGATGCTTGCTAATGTGGATTTTAAAGACGGGCGGATATACGACGGAGAAACGGCGGGAAGTGTGATCGAAGAGATTATGACAGCGGCAGGGATTGAAGATTATACAGTAGAGGAAGAGGTGGCGAAAACGCCCCTGTATGGCACGCTTAAAATCCAGACCTGTCAAAAAGCTCTGCGTGAGGTATTGTTCGCTTGCGCTGCGATTATGAACACATCCCGCCGGTCTGGAATCGAAATACGAAAATCGACCAGAAAAATATCGACAACGATTCCGCGCAGCCGGAAATTTTCCACGACGTTAAAGGCAGATCCTTATGTGTCAGACGTAAGCGTAAAATATAAAACGTGGGTGTTGGACGCGGCGGAAAGCGAGATTACGAAAGGCACATACGATCCTGGGATACATACAATTCAGCTCACAAGCCCGGCAGCGAACATGAGCGCATCTGCTGGAAGGATTGTTAAACAAATGCCGTACTATGTTGTGCTGGAAATCGCTGGAAACTCCCGTGCAGAGGTCACGATCACGGGGCACAAATATGTTGGTACAGAGCTGGCTACACTGTCCAGAATCGAGCATATAAAGTCCGGTGAAGTGCGGAACACGAAAACATTTTCCGGAACGCTTTTAAATTACGAAAGCGCACAGAAGGTTGCCGACAACATCCTGGATTATTACCAACTACAGCAGATAATCCAGACGCGCCATTTGTCCGCCGAGGAAAAAGCAGGGGACTGGGCAGAGGTTGAAAATACCTTGCAAATGCATGGTAATTTTGTCGCCTGTATAGAATCCCTCAGCATTGACCTCACGGGTGGATTTGTGGGTACGGCAAAGTACAGAGGATATTATAAAATAACATCAGAAGATTATTATTCTGGCGAGTTGTATGCTGATGAGGAGGTGGGAATCACCTAATGGAATGGGTATATGACCGGACACAGGAGGATGTGGAGCGGGCAAAACTACTTACGCAAAAATATGCTGCGGGGGCAATCACGGAAACGGAGAAAAAAGAATGGGCTGCAGGAATGAAAGGCGCGCTGAATGCCTCAGACCTGAACAGGATTGAAGGGAATATCCGGGAAATCGCTGGAATTTTAGCGATAACTGTAACAACGAAAACGTGGGAAAAGAATCAAATCCCACGAGTAAGTGATTTTAAAAGAATCCGTGATAATGTACAACGCATCCGGGACGCATGGAGTACCTTGAAAGATACTCCAGTTACGCCAGATACGCCGTTGGTTACTTATCAAAAATGGAATGCCATAGAGCGGATTTTACACGATGTTAAATATGTATATGACCGCGTCATGGACAGTTATTATTATTGCGGCGATGAAATCTACGCCGGGGAAGGAATAGGGATTTTATAATGGCAGAGACATGGTTTACGCCAAAAGAGTGGAAAGCCCGCCTTGTGGAATTTGCAGGACGGCGGTTGCTGAGAAATGTTGCAAACGGAGAAACTGTAACATATGACGTATCCCGTAGCGAGGGGCAGGTTTCGCAGGAGGGCGATGCGTTTAATACCAAAAACATGAACGATCTTGAACAAAGGGTAGCAAATGGATTTGCAAACGCAAAGACAGCGGTTGATGCGCTAAGTAACGATTTGCAAAATAAAATGAGTAAATATTATGGCTCTGCAACGTTAAGCGAGACAAATGAAAAATCGGTATTGAAACACTTACTGGTGGATGTTGATTTAATGGAAAAATACGGAAATTGCAATTTTTCTGTACTTGTTAATAGCACCCAGTTTTATTCCGGAACTATGCACTCTGATGGCGGAGTAACCGCATGGGGGCATATCCAACAGGGGAATTCCGACAATGCTCCGGGTAGTTTATACAGTTTCTATTACAACAGAGGTGCTGATCCAGTATTAAAAAAATTGGGTAGATCCGGAACCATTGCTGGGGTTGGCGGGTATTGGATTGACCCTCCCGCCGGGCAAAATAAAGAGTGGGCTACCGGATGCGTTAGATGGGATGGGGATAATCTCCTGGTAACAGTAGAGGATGATTATGCACAAGGGCATTTGGCTGTTGGGGCTAAAGTTGGAAATAAGAATAAACCCCAGCAATGGGGTGATAAAACGGGTGGATTAATTACATTAAATTATTAATTTTAGGGAAAAGAGGTATTGTTATGAAAAAAATTGTATTCAAATCGGGGAAAGAGTTGGAAATCGACGGAATTTCCAAGAGCGGGAATAGCTTACATATATCTGTTCTTAGCAAGGATGTGGCAAGCATTATCGAAACATTTTCAAATCCGGATAATACAGCAGTAATGCGATATTATGTTGGCATTGATCTGATGTGTGGATATGCTGGGTTCAAAAAAATTGCGAGGCTCGAATATACTCCAAACATTGTATCGTCTATTGATTACACACAGGAGGACAAGACAACAGAAAGCGGATTTGCAGAAACACATGTGGATGTCTGTACAGTACACATGGAGAAAGTTGAAACAGCCGAACTTCCGGAAGGGCTGACTGATAAGGTCGCAAAGCTGGAAAACGATGTATCCAGTATCACATCTGGCATCGATGCAATCAACGGAATTTTGGAGGGCAAATAATATGTTTACAGAAAAGGCAAAAGAGAATCTGAAAGCAATGCTGTGGCAGGCTAAGATCAGCGCGGTTGATAATACAGATGCGCAGGCGATGCGCGTGCCGTCTTTGTATGCTGACTGGGAAGCGCTGGAAAACAGGACGCATCTGACCAAAGGGCAGCGCGTCAATTATAAAGGCGTGCTGTATAACGTGCTCACCGATCACGACAAGCAGGCACAGTGGACACCAGAGGCGGCGCCGTCCCTGTTTGCCAAAGTATTGATCCCAGACTCCGGAGTGATCCCGGACTGGGAGCAACCGTTAAGCACCAACGGGTATAAAAAGGGCGATAGAGTGAGGCATAAGAGCAAAATCTGGGAGTCTCTGGTAGACAACAACGTATGGGAACCGGGAGTAATGGGGACCGAAGGACAGTGGAAAGAAGTGACAGAGTAAACAGGAGCTGAAAGGCTCTTATTTTTTGCCCAAAATGGGAGAAAGTGAGGAACATATGAAACAGATATATTTTGCAATCCAGGGAGCAGTTGTAGCATTTATTGCATGGCTGTCGGCAAAGTTGGGAATCTTGCTCCCGGTGATGTGCGTGCTCATGGGTATGATGATTATCGATTATATCACGGGGATGCTGGCAAGCAAGCGGGAATCGTTGGAGCATCCCGATGATCCAGCGTATGGATGGAGTTCCCGACGTGGCGCGGAAGGCATCATAAAAAAGGTGGGTTACCTGTGTGTGATTGCTGTGGCGATGGTTGTCGATTATTTGATTTTAAGAGTATCCGCAGAAACAGGATTCGAGGTGTCTGCGAAAGCGTTTTTCGGGCTTCTGGTGGCTATATGGTACATCCTCAATGAAATATTATCAATTATTGAAAATGCAGGGCGTATGGGTTCGCCTGTGCCAGAGTGGCTGATGAGATATGTTTCTGTTTTGAAAAATAAAATTGATTCTCAGGGCGACGGAACGGAAGAAAGGGTAAGGTGATCCGATTATCTCCCGGCGCAGGGTTAAGCGTGATTTTGGGGGCGGCTTCGGTCGCCCCATAAAAATAATAAGGAGCAGAAGATGAAAAGATCTGTGCCATTGAGTATGGGACTGCTGTGATCGAAGATTATGCGGAGGATTGAAAGTATGGGAAGCAAAGATTTTTTGGAGAAATGCAAGAAGATTGTCGTGGACTATTTTAACAGTCGCGCGGACAAAACTGATAAGAAGCAAATTGCAGAGGATGACGTATTTGTGGTTTGGTATTGCAAGTCCCTGCAGAATCACAAGGTGCTACTTAGTACGACTGTTTCAGACGGTATGTATTATGAGATTACCCACAACGGTGACAAACAGGAAACCTATGTGGACGCATATAAGAAATGGGAGAATTTCGTTGTGAAATGATGGAGGTGCATCATGAAAAAATTAAACGTAAAGACAGCTTCCACGCAGGCAGGCAAGATTGTCCCTGTCCAGTTGGGGACGCAGTGCCGCCGGGCGATGATAAAAAATTTTTCAGCAGGGGACATCTGGGTAGGCGTAACACCGGATAGCACGAAAACAGATGGCATGATCCGTATCCCGTCAGAGGGCGCGCAGTTGCTTGTCTCTTTCTGTGCAGGGCAGTATGGAGATTTAATTGATACGGTGTATGTTATGGCGGACGCAGCGGAAGAAAACTGTGTTGAAGTACAGGCGTTGGAGTGGTAGCTATGAGAAAAATCGAACCGGAATTTATTACAGGCATGGGATATATAGGTGCGTCGCCGGGCGTGCTGTATCGCATGGGAGGGGCAGGAGAGCAGACGGTTGTTACAGGCAACCCTGCCCTGCTGGAGAACGTCAAAGGAAGCCGATTCACCTCCCTCACCCTCCACGGCAAATCCACGCAAGGGAGCACGACTGGGGCAAATATTTTAAAAGATACTTACCTCAGTTTATGTAAAGGTGGTGTTGATTTATTTACCGCGAATGGATTATTTACCGCGAATTCTAATTACGAGAAAAACGTTGAGTTTAATTTGCTTTTTACGGAAGAAAGTATTTTTGCCGATAGCATCAAAGATGAAGAAACATATTATATTGTTTTTAGACCAATTGGATTTACACCTGCGTATCGGTTTCAGCTATCGCTAAAAAACGGAGCACACGAAACAATGACAACTTCTGCTGGAGCAATTGTGGCTTCCGTATCTGGAGCGGTTTTGAAAAAAACAGCAAGAATTCAATTGTATTTTTTTAATGTGTCGGGGGCAATTCCCATCGTATCTGGCTCTAAATTTCAGATGATTTTTTCAAAAAACCCTGACTGCATTTACGAGCCCTACACCGGCGGCGCACCATCTCCGTCCCCGTCCTATCCGCAGGAGATAGAGAGCGCGGGGCAGAATGGAGAGATTGAGGTTGAGGTGCTGAGCGGGAATCTGTTTGACAAAAGCGCAGCATATGATCTTACGCAATCAGGAGGATGGAGTGCAAGTTTTGACGGAGAAGAACTTAAAGTAGTAGGGAATAATATAACAATTGGCTCTATTAGGTTGTTTAATTACAAGAAAACTCTTCCAGCTGGGACTTATACGTTCTCTATTAGCAAGCCGCTACCTTTTGAAATTCGAATTGATAACTATTTTTTAATCAAAAAGGGGGACACCAGTGCGACAGTTACATTTGATAATGGCGTGAGCATGTCACATTTTGCAGTAGATGCAGAACCTGGAGCGACGTTTAATGAGCAACGATTTAAAATTATGCTCAACGCCGGCTCAACTGCCCTACCATACGAACTCTACAAGCCAGCCCAGACGCTCATCATTCCCACTTCCGGCGGTCTGCCTGGAATCCGGGTATCATCCGGTGGAAACTACACCGATGCAGACGGGCAGCAGTGGGTATGCGACGAGGTGGATTTTAAAAAGGGAGTGTATGTGCAGAGGATCGGTAAAAGAACAATTACATCGAAAGACGTTTTCCATAAAAGTGGTATGAGCACGGATGATGTTAATTATTTTTCGTTAGGTAATTTTTCTCTGCATATAGGTACAATCGGCGAGAAAGATGTACTTATGAGCAATTGTTTCGTTGCTGGAATTAATCATGGCTTTAGTGCGTGGGGGAAAATATTTCTAAGTAGTGCGTTTGATGGCAAGGTATATTTTTCCGTTGAGGCACAAAAATACCCAGATGAAGAAACTTTTAAGCAGTGGGCGGTAGAAAATGGACTGATGTTTTTATATCAATTGACTGATATTATTGAAACTAATCTCACCGCCAAAGGGCTTGCTGCTTACAAAGCATTGCGAACCTACAGCCCAACAACGACCGTGATAAACGATGCTGGCGCAGGGATGATCGTGGGGTACAAAAGAAAGTGAGGTTAAGTGAGGAGAAGTATGTGGAAAGGAATTGACGTATCAGATAACCAGGGCGTGATTGACTGGGAGCAGGTGGCAACGGCAAAGGTTTCCTTTGCAATCCTGCGAAGCGTGCGCCGGTCGGGCAAGACAGACTATCAGTTTGCCGTAAATTTGGAGGGCTGTCGGAAGTATGGCATCCCTGTGTCAGTTTATAAATACACCTATGCCACCACGCCGGAGGCAGCGCGACAGGAAGCACAGCAGGTCGTGGAACTGTTGAGGTCACATCATCTGACCGGCACAATGGTCTGGTGGGATGTAGAGGACAAGGACGTGTTGCGGCCGCTGGGTGCTGCAAAGCTGACGGAGAGTATCCGTGCGGCGCAGGAGGTCATCACGGCAGCAGGGTACGGTTTTGGATTGTATGTTGGGCTGTATGTATATAAGGAGCGCTGGTTTGACTTTAATGCGTTTGCTGGGATACGGTTGTGGGTGGCACGCTATTACCGCGGCTATCGTACAATGACATTTGATGACGGCCCGGACCAGAGCTACAAACCATCAGTTAATCAGGATATTACAGCATGGCAGTATACGAGCTGCGGCGAGATCCTGGGCATCAAAGGCGATGTAGACCTTGACATAGCCTATGAGGATCCGATGCTGTGGTCGCAGCCTGCGGTGGAGCCGGGCGTGATCTATACAGTATCGGTAGCGGATGTCTGGACAAAAGAGCTGGCGGAGATCGCACGGCAGCAATTCGCCGCACGCGGCATTGTCGGCGCAGTGCACAAGGTAATAATACTGGAGTAATATGCAGCGGATAATAAATTTAATCCAATGCCATGTCAGAAAATTTGATACAGGATATAAAAAATAGCAACAAAAGCAGAACAAAAAGCCTGTTTCTTCCTATATAAAAGGAATTTTCTATCTGTCCAGAGTATAAATTCTGGCAATATTGGACAGACTGGTTTATCGACAGGCTGCAGCTTCTTTATACAGGAAGCAGCTTTCGAAATCTGAAACAATAGAATGCATGTTCTACGAACTTTCTGTTGTCAGGAATGGAAAATACAGGGCGCATGGAAAAGGGTAACAGCTTTTGCATGTGCCTTTTTGTGTATAGAATTTTTGCGTATAAGAAATGAAATTGCCCATACGATGCAAAATACTCTGTGGGGATCCTGCTGCGGCAGAGTGAAATTCTAAAAAAAGTATGAAATTCCACTTTCATAAACCTGATATGAAAATGAAAGAAATAACGAGAAAATAAAAGAAAATAAAAGAAAATAGAACATGAACGGCGCTCAGCTGTGTTGCATAATCGACCGAAGAAACATAATATACATATAGTGTTTAGCACTCAGGACAAATGAGTGCTAACAGTAAATACGAAAGTATGAATTTTCATATAAGGAGGCAGTTATCATGAAGTTAGTACCGTTAGGTGACAGAGTTGTATTAAAGCAGCTGGTTGCAGAAGAGACAACCAAATCCGGAATTGTTCTTCCTGGACAGAATAAAGAGAAGCCCCAGCAGGCAGAAGTCATTGCAGTTGGCCCCGGCGGAGTGGTGGACGGCAAAGAAGTGAAAATGGAAGTTAAGGTTGGCGATCAGGTCATTTACTCCAAGTACGCAGGTACTGATGTGAAACTGGATGACGAAGAATATATCGTTGTAAAGCAGTCAGACATTCTGGCAGTAATCGAAGCGTAA